TCCAACACAACATTTAGTTTAGGAACACAAGTAGGTTCTCCTGCACAGTTATTAGTATCTCATGATGGTGTGATACAAAAACCCGGAACAGACTATACACTAGCTACAGGCGGAACACAGATTACATTTACCACAGCACCTGCAAGTGGAGCATCAATCTTTATTGTAGAAATATCTGGTGCGGTGGGTGGACCAATAAATTCAGATTTAAATGGTAATGAATTAGTATTAGATGTCGATGGTGACACAAGTATCACAGCAGATACAGATGACCAGATAGATATTAAAATTGGTGGTGCAGATGATTTTAAGTTTTCAGCAAACTCAATGAATGTGTTATCAGGCTCTACACTTACAATAGACTCAGGTGCAACGATAACTAATAGTGGCACAGCCAATGGTTTTGGTGGTATTACTATGGCTGATCAGTGGAGAGTAAGTGCTGCAATTACATCGCCTTCACAAAATGCTGATACTGTTATCAGTTCAAATTGGGAAAGGAATGACAGCACAGCTTATGGTAAAATAGGTGATGGTATGTCAGAAAGTTCAGGTATATTTTCTTTTCCAGTTACAGGATTTTATCTTGTTAGATATGTCATGCAGCACTCAGCTAATACTGATACTTATTTTGGTGGAGGTATAGAAGCAACTACAAATAATTCTTCCTATAGTGATATTGCAGAGCAATTTAATTATTTTGATTATACAGGAAGCACGATAGGTGGAGCCATATTTTGTGAGTCTCTGCTTGATGTCACAGATGTTTCAAACATAAAAGTAAGATTTACTTACAATACAAATAATGGAACTTACATAAACGGTAATTCGAGTGAAAATCAAACTTATGCAACATTTGTTAGATTAGGAGATACATAGAATGGCAACTTTAGCTACAAAAATAAAACTTTATTGTGAAGCAAATTCAAAAACTATTGATTTTATAAATGATGTTAGATTAGCAAATGATGGAGATGGAAACATTTATATAAAAAAATGGAATGTTGAAGGTCTTACACAACCAACAGATTCTCAACTTGCCTCATACGAAACAGCAGGTAATACTAAGGAAACACTAGATGCTGTGTTAACAAAGAGAAGAAAAGAATATTTATCTTATAACGAACAATTAGATAAATTGTGGCACGATATTAATGATGGTAAATTTGGTGATACAGCTAAAACAGGGACTTGGTATACTCACATCAAATCAGTCAAAGACGCAAATAGTAAGGGATAATGTCATTAGGTCACGGCACAATATCTGAGTTTGCTATAGCCTCCGTCAGAGGTGGTGGTGTACAAAACGTAGGATCGCCTTTTGTTAGTGGCTTATCTTTTACCGCTAGTGTTGGAGACGAGACTGTAACAGGAAGTGCAACAATATCTCCGTCCACTAACGTGGCAACATTTTCTTTAGGCACAGAAGTAGCAACAGGTGGAGCAAACGTATCACCAACCTCTGCAGGAGTAATTACATCAGCTATTGGAGAAGAAACAGCTTTTGGTGAGGCTTTCCAAAATTTAGTTTCACTTTCTGTTGGATCTCCAGACTTCTTTATTTGGAGTGAGATTGACGATTCACAAACAGTAACTTATACTGATGTAGAACCAGGGAGCACAGATTAATGGCTAATGACGCAACAGTAAGTTTAAATGTAACAGTTTTACCAGATGAGATATCTAAAACTATCTCTGCTAATGTTACTATTTCACCAGCAGATGCTAATGATAAGTGGTATTATAAACTGACAAGCGTATCTAATTCTAGCACAGATTTAATAGCAGGTAGTTTTATAGATTACACAGCCGTTGATGATGACACTGCTCCAACTGCTGTAGCTACCGGAGATAAAGTAAATTTTTTATTTATAAAAAATACAGACACATCAAATGATGTTTACATTGTTTTAGACGCAGGAACAGCATCTACTTCTGCAACTGATGCAATTAAAATAGCTGCAGGGCACTCTTGGTTTGGTAATTTACCAAATACAACTGTCGCTGATATACATGCAATTTCATCTTCTTCTACAGTGACATGCATAGTTGCAGCTTTATTAGATGACGTAGGGTAAGGAGATATAAATGGCATCAACATTTTCAAGCACTTTAAATTTAGAGCTTCAGGCCAGCGGAGAAAACTCCGGAACCTGGGGTACTATTACAAACAACAATTTACAAAAAATAGAATCAGCAGCAAAGGGTTATGTTTCAGTAGCTATTGCGAGCACTAATGACACATTAACTGCAACTGATGGTTCTACTACAGATGAACAAAGTAACGCTATTATTAAATTAACAGGGACTTTATCAGGTGCCACAACTATGAGTTGTGAGGCGGTGGAGACTTGGTATATTGTCGATGATGCCACAACACACAGTGGTAATAACTTAACCTTTAAACCTTCGGGGGGCACCGGTGTTAATCTTGTTCAAGGTGCAAAACACATTTTATATTCTGACGGTTCTACAATGTTCGATGTCTTGAACGATGCAGGAAATATCACGGCCAACGGAACATTGACTGTTGCAGGTAATGTTTCTCTTGACGGTGGTAGTTTTGTATTTAACGAGTCCTCAGCAGACTTAGACTTTAGAATCGAAGGTAATGGCGATGCAAACTTGTTTTTTACTGACGCAGGTAATGACCGTGTAGGCATCAAAACAAACTCTCCTTCAACAGAGTTGCATGTTGTCGGTGGTGTAAAAGCTACAGGAAACATAGACTTTGACGGGGGTGGTTTTACTTTTAATGACTCTGGTGGTTCTTTAGATTTTAGAGCAGAAACAAATACTCTAACACACGCATTATTTATTGACGGTTCTGCAGATAAAGTAGGGTTTGGAACATCTTCGCCAACGAGTGGTTTTGTCACAATCGACCAAGCTAGTTCTACTGGTGCAATAGCAGTTTTAACCTTAGATCAAGGCGACGATGATCAAGAGTTTATAAGATTTGACGGCACAAGCGCTGCTGATGGATCTAAAAGCATTTCATCTTCTACAGATACAGGTGGATCAAAAGTAGGTGCAATACGTATTAACGTAAACGGCACCGATCGTTTTATAAGAATTTATGACACCGCAATATAATTATGCCGCTAACAAAACTACAGATAGCGCCTGGTATAGATAAACAAAATACCGAATACGGCGCAGAGGGTAAATGGGTAGATTGCGATAACGTTCGTTTTCGCTATGGATTACCAGAAAAAATAGGCGGTTGGGAAAAAGTTACAAGTGATGCACTTGTAGGTGCAACAAGAGCAATTCTAACATACTCTGACCTTGGTGGTGTTAAATACGCCATTTATGGAACTAATAAAAAATTATATGCTTACTCTGAAGATAGTTATGCAGACATCACTCCAATTCGATCAAGCGGAACAGGTAACATAACTCAGTTTGAAACAACCAGTGGCTCCTCCACAGTAACAGTAACAGACGCAAGTCATGGCGCTTTGATAGGCGATTTTGTTACTATTGCTAGTGTAAGTGGTGCTGTTGGAGGATTAACACAAGCTAACTTACAAGGTGAATTTGAGATCTTGACAGTGCCCAGCTCAAACACATACACTATACAAGCCCCAGCTAATGCTTCCAGTAGTGCTACAGGAGCTACAGCTAATGCAAGTTATCAAGTAAACACAGGAGCTGCAGTGGCACTGTTTGGTTATGGTTGGGGCGCAGGTACATGGAGCACCAGCACATGGAACACCACTCGTGAAGGATTAACTGGTGGTGAAGGTGTTTTACTTCAATCAAAAAAATGGGCTTTAGATAACTGGGGGGAAGATGTGCTGGCCTTACAGTTTGATGGTGGTTTATTTTATTGGGACACTTCTTCAGGATTATCTAGTAACAGAGCAGGCACTACAGAAGTAAGTGGTGCGCCGACAAAATCAAGATTTATGATTGTTTCTGGAGATGACAGACATGTTATTTGTCTTGGAACAGAAACGACAATTGGACAAACAACTACACAAGATAACATGTTTATTAGGTGGTCTGATCAAGAGTCAACAAGCGATTGGACACCAACTGCAACCAACACTGCGGGTTCTTTTAGATTAACTGACGGTAATCAAATCAATACAGCAGTTAGATCAAGAGGTGCTGTCATGATATGGACAGACACAGCTCTATATCAAATGCAGTTTATTGGTGCACCTTTAACTTTTGGTTTTAAACAAATCGGTTCTAATTGTGGTGCTGTTGGTATTAATGCAGCCGTTGATGTATCTGGTAACTCGTTCTGGATGAGTAATGATTCTTTCTTCTTATACGATGGTGCAGTAAAAAAAATACCTTGTAGTGTGCAAGACTATGTATTTGATGATATCAACGAGAACGCAAAACAAGATGTATTTTGTGCTTCTAATTCTAATTACAATGAAGTTATGTGGTTTTATGCATCAAGTGGATCTGATCAAATAGACAGACTAGTTGTTTATAATTATGCAGAAAACCTCTGGTATATAGGAACTTTAGCCAGAAGTGCTTGGGCAGATTATGGTGTTTATGAAGTTCCTTACGCTGCAGAGTTTGAGTCTGCTGATACCACCTCTACTATCTCTACGATAAATGGATTAAAAGCAGGTAGAACTTTTGTCTATCTTCACGAAACAGGAAGCAATGATGACGGAGCAGCGATGGCAAATCACATTGAGTCAGGAGACATAGATATTGCAGACGGCGATAATTTTATGTCTATTTCTA